CAGGAAGATCATTAGCTAAAAGAGTGTCACAGCAAGCCAGTGGTGCAATGATGCTTGGTACTTTCATGAGTCTTCGTAACACGCAAGACCCCGGAACACTTTGGTATAACGTAGAGACTGAAGAAGGTACTGTAGATCTTCGCCCTATGATGGGACCGATGAACTTAGAGCTATACATTGCTGACACAGCTATTAAGATGTATCGAGGAGAGCCACAGCCTAACCTTGTCGGTTTCTCACAGGACATGGTCCAGACTGCTATTGGTTCATCTATGAGAGCAGGGACAGGTCTTCAGTTAGTCAATGATGTGTTACCTAGTTTGCTCGGTGATTTAGACCCAGAAGGTTCTACAGGTGGAAAGCTCTCCATTGCTAATCAACAAACACTTGGAAGGATTGCGGGTGATTACCTTAACACGTTCACTTTCCCTCTCTACGTAAGTGTTGCAAGGGATCTGTATTCCCTGACTGACGAAGAAATGCGCCAAATCCCCGAAACTAATGGCGAAGTTAACACGCTAGATATTATGTTTACTCGTGCGGGTAGAACACTAGGACCAATTCGTGAAATGCTGGGTATGGAGAACGAGAAAGACCCACGCTACAGCTTGATGCGCTCTACTCCTGCCAAGAAGGTAGACCCACTACGTACTGCAACAACAGGATTTAACATCTCTGAGAATGCAAATGAAGTGGAGAAAGAGGCTAACAGACTTCAAGTGCGTCCTTATGAAATATATCGTAGGTTCAAGTTTGGTCCTGCCGATGTAAGAATCCGTGAACTGGTAGCCAGCGAACTGCCTCAGAAAATGTCAGGGTTCATCAGAGGCGAAGAGTACAAAAGGAAGAGCAATGAAAACAAAAGAAAGTTCTTCAAGGAAAAGGCTAGAGAAATTGTTACAGGTATCTCTTCCAATATTTTAGAAGAACTTGGCAATGCGATTGAACTCTTTGTAGAAAGAAATCCTGATGTAACAGAGGACATGATCAAAGAGGAGTTTGGATACACTATTAACGATATCATGCAGTATCGGTATGAGACTGAGATATCAAAAGATAATCGTGCCGCTCTTGAATCAGAAATCGGTAAGCCTACAGAGGACTCTAACTTCAGTGAATACTTATTGGAAGGACAAAATAAGTCAACGCAAGAGTTAGCTTCTGGTGGTCTAGTGCAGTCATTCGATGAAGGTGGTGTAGTAGTTGGTAAAACACGTGCTGGTCAACCTATATATGACAGCGGTGTTGATGATCAGACAAAGCAGATGGTTGAGCTTGGTCTTGACATTGCACCTGTAACTGGTGAGATACGTTCAGCACAAGCCGCTGTAGAGGACTTTGAAGAAGGTAACTACGGTATGGCGGCACTAGGTGCAATTGGAGCGTTGCCATTGTTAGGGATACCTGCCCGAAGTGTAGCTAAAGTTGTAAAGAATGTGGATAATTTTACTGAGTTTTTCACCCCCATTACATTGAAGGGTAGGAAGGGCGATAAGCAAGCTGTTCCCTCAGAACCTGTTATGAGAGAGACTGCTGAAGCAACAAAGGACATAGATCCTAAGTTAGCTAGAGCGAAAGCATCAGATGCTCCAAGTATACTGCCAGCACCGGGAAGATTCTTTGATCCTGACAGCAAGGATTTTAAGCCCAAACTATTGAAGATGGCTGAGAATAGCAATGTAGATGTCGATTTGACATTCGGGAACTATCTTGTCCCCGGTAGAGAGGCAGTAGATGTTTCTAATAAAACATTTAATAATTTATTCGTTAGTCCTCGCACATCATTTAAAAGAAGTAACGATCAGAATGCCGCTGTGGCAAAGGCTAACATTTACGATGGTCCAGAACTTTCAGTAGATGAGATGAAAGCCAACTATGTTGCTAACACAGGCAAAAAGGCTAATGACGCACGTGTCATAAGGACTAACTTAGTTCAGCCAGAAAAGTTCAAGATTGCCACTGAGTCAGGTGAAAGATTCTTGGATCACCCTATCGTTGCTGTACAGCAAATGTCTGGTAAGCATCCGGGCAATCCAGATCACAGTGCTCCACACTTCTATACGTTAGATGCACAATTTAAAGGTCCAGTTAGAATGGACAGAGCTACCGCTGTGGATAAGAAAGGAAAAGCACCTCAACCTAACCTCCGACCCGCAACAGTGGGTGGTCCAGAAGATATTCAACTTGGGAATGTGGTAGGTGAAATTCGTATAGGAACGAATAAGCACAAGCTATACGACTATGTTGAAGTGGATGGAACTAAGTCTGCACCAGAAGGGTTTGAGGAAATACCTGCCTTCAAGAAAGGCGGATTAATGAGCCGCAAATAAAAAACCCCTCATTGCGAGGGGCTTGTACGCTTTGCTGTAAGGGTGAGATCAAACAGCGGAGGGAAAACTGCCTTAGCAGTTTCTCTCTTATAACTAATAGTTATACACTAATGAATATAAAAGTCAATAGGTTATATTAAATCTTTCTTATTTGTCGTTTCAGGTGTCTGATGACTGCCTCCATTTCCTTGATCTTCTTGTTAAGTTTTTCAAATTCTTGCTTAACTTGATCTTGGCTCATGCGGCTTGCCACCCCCAATCGTCACCTTCCATACCTGCGCTATTGTAATCTGTTACAACACCCTCAAAGAAATTCTTGTGAGAATCTCCTGCAATGACCCAGTCCACCCATGGTAGCGGGTTCTCTTTGACTTTGTAGTTACCTTTGAGTCCAAGCTGAATGAGCCGTCTGTCCGCAATGTATCGGATATATGACTTAACTTCCTCTCTCGACAAGCCTTCCAAGTCACCCATCTCATACGCAAGATCAATAACTTTATCTTCCAGAGCAACTGCGTCTCTGACCATTTGATAGATATCTGATTTAAATTCATCTGTAACAATTCGGGGGTGTTCTTCACAGAATGTGCGGAACAGTTTAGTCATGCCTTCGCAGTGCATCGTCTCATCACGGATACTCCACTCGACGATCTCACACATGCCTCGCATCTTACCTGTACGTTGGTAGTTAAGTAGCATTACGAATGCGCTGAACAGGCTCATGCCTTCATTGATAACTGACCGGGCAACTGCCTTGCACAAACCTGACTGCGTGTTCACGTCAATGTCAGCCATGAACTCAATCTTATCTGCCATCTGTTGGTACTCAAGGAACGCTGAGAACTCTTCTTCTGGCAATCCTAACGTATCATTAAGTAAAGCATAGCTACGCTGATGCACAAATTCACGGTTAGCAAAGCTAGTAAGCATAGCCCGTATTTCGTTATTTTTAAATTTAGGTATGTAAGATTCCAAGTAGTTTGTTCCAACTTGGACATCCGACTGCGTAAAGAGTCTAAGGATCTGTGTAATATGGTTTCTTTCGACATCAGTTAACTTCCCGTTGTTCCACTGTGCTACATCATCCTGTAGCTTAGCTTCCCATTCACCCCAGTGTACCTTCTCATGTGAGATAGCCTTTTCCACAGCCCATGGATATAGAAACGGCTTATAAGTCTTTGATTCTTGTAGCAATGGCATTCCACCACTCCGTTTATTGTACAGTAAAAAAAGCCCACCGAAGTGGGCACCAAGGGTAGTTATACTCATCGAGGGAAATTAGTCAACTGATTTATTAGCCAATCTATTGCGAAGTTCGTTAACTTGTTGACGTAAATCAACAATTTCTTTTGCGGCTTTCTGTGACAGGGCATCTGGTACTACCTTAGTCTGCCACCCATTTTCTGTTTCTTCAACCATTTCAAGTGCTTGCGCCTCACGCAACGCTTTTACTAGGTCAAACTCTTCATCAAAATCAATACTCATGTAACTCCTCCATTGGGCGCAGTGCCTTTTTATCGACAACTTTTCGTGTTCCATATCCGAAGTTTCTTTCATAGCATTCTGTCATGAAGTCTTCTTTAGATATCCATCCTGCGACATCTACATAAGTATCATTGTACGCACCATACGCTAAGACTGCGATGTCAGATTTAAACCTATCAAAGCTGTCGAATATAAGATTGCCATTTTTGTAAGTAGAAAGCTTAACGTCAACCGTTCTACCGTCTGGCATAACATAATCAATGCCATCGTCAGCATCAACAGTAACATCCGTAGGTGGCAAGTTATATAGTTTAGCGAAAGCTAACTCGCCACGAAATCCCATCTCATTGCCTTGCTCCCGCTTAATTGATTCAGTGCCTTCTTTAAGTCTGGGTTTAGCACCCTGTCCTCGACAGATACGAACAGTCTCCTCTCCTTTGTGCTTACAAGATTGCAAGTCATCGTCAGTAAAATCAACACGAATCATTATTCCTCTCCAGTTCTAACTTGATAAGCTTAGATTCTATCTTAGCAATCTTTCTAGAGCTTCTCTTGGCCGAAGCCTTGAGTAACTTCATCCATAGCTTTAGCAATTTCTGCTTCACGTTTCGTGCTGTCATCAAATACCCCGTTATGTATGCACTTCTCATATGTATTCCATAGCTCGTTAAAGCGCATCTCAGAGAAGATCTCTAACCCCATAAGGGCATTCATTACCTGATCCTCATCCATGTGCTCAGCGGACGTATAGAAAGCCTTGATGTCATCGGATGTACGCCATGCTTTCATGATCG